TCTGGAACCTTTCTGTACTCCACATACCGGGTTAAATCTTTGCGCCGCATAACTCTCACGTTCCCTGCTTTCCACTGCGTATAGGCTTTGTTGACCCGCATTTGGATATATTCGGTCAAAGGTTCGCACTGTCGGATAAAAACATCCCGGAAATGCTCCTTGTGTATCCCCGCTAACTCGCAAAACAGGGGGATAGAGATGCCTCTTTCCTTGTCAGCATGGAACTTTTGAATCTGCCGCATCAACTCTTTTTTGGGTAGGACAATCATGAGCCATACATTCCTATCTTTTTGAGGTAGTCACTTACGTTTCTGCCCACAGAAATCTGTTCTGGAGTGTAGTCTTCCTGAGACTTGCTTACTTCACGGGTCAGTCTGGCAGAGATGAGGCGGGGCTGGACTTGCTCTGCGTAGGCAACACAGGCCAGCGCAGCGGCGATAACCCGGTCATCCTTGGCTCTGCCGGGTGCGCCAATAAATCCGTCCTCACGCACAATGGTCTTCATCTCTTCCAACAAGTCCATACTGCGTACTCCCATCATAGTACGTTCAAAATAGTCCTTCATGTAGGACAGCATCCGTTCTTTAGTAGAACTGGTGGTCAAGAATCCTATGCTCATGCTTGGCCCACCCAGCGAGTCATTACGCCGCCAGAGGTAGTTGGACATGTTGCCAAGTACGTCCATCAGGTCAGAGCCTGTTTTCCCGCCCATGCTGACTGCCATCCGCTTGAGAGTCCGCAGTTCATTGATGACTGCTTGACCGGGGCCATTGATTTCCAGATTGAGGGTAGAGTTCTTGTACGCACCAGCCAAGTGCGCTATCACCCACGCAAACTGGTAGGTGTTCATCTCGCTGGTAGCAAACTCTGCCACTTGGTCTAGACCATTGGCATAGCACCGGAACACTTGGATACAGAACCTGTCTGCCCAATCACTGCTGCCGTAAGCCGGGTCTGCGCCTATAACGTAGTACGCAGTGTCCAGCGGCTCCTCCCAGACTTTCAAAGTCCCAAGGCGCTCAGTAGACTTTACCACTTCAGTGTCTTGGAAGGACTGACCAAAAACATAGCGGTAGTGGTCAGGCAATAGCTTCTTGGATTCCTTGGCGGCTTCCGTGCAGCGGGTGTGGGAGAAGAAGCTAGTTCCCGTCATCACAAAGGCATAGTCCTCTGTAGGAGGAAACTCTTGGTACATCAGGGTTTCGTCCTTGATACCTTCCGATAACTTCCAGCGCCACCATGCCATTTGCCGGGAGTTAATCTCCACGCCGTACAACTTCTTGATGTCCTTAGTCCATTCTTTCTCTTCCGGGGTCAGCCGCCCATCCCAATAGACTTTGTAGATGTTGCTGCTTGCGTCCACAGAATAATATTCGTTACGCCACCAGCCGCAGAAGATTGCACGTTGCGTCTTGGCAGACTTGGCAACCTTGTACATGTCGTGGAACATGTTAAAGCCTTGCGCCGTGCTTTCAAACATGTACAGACGCTCCGGGTTCTTCTCAGCTAGAGAAGCTATCAGGGAAGCTAGTCCCTCTTCGTTTCCCCAACTGGCTGTCTCTGTGCCGTGCAGATAGGTGATGGCTTTGCCTTGTCCTAGACGAGACTTGTTACCGGCTATTTGGTAGAAGATGCGGCTCCTGTTTTTAAGAACCATCTGATTTCGGTTGTGCGCCACCAGCGGTATCTTGTACTCGCGGGGTAACCCGTCCATGTACATAGCAAGAGTAGAGCGGAACATATCCCGGTTCTCTTCTGTGTCTGCCACCAGCGTCCCCTGCCAGCCCGGATGCGTGAACTGCCAGTATAGGTCAAGGGCGAGGCTAACGGTTGTGATACCAAGCTGCCGTCCTTTGAGGATGACAAAGAAGTGGACATCATCAGCTAGACCTTTCTGTATTTCCTCCATGACATACTTCTGCGTCCCCAGAAGAGTGCCCATTTTCTTGAGGCCTTCTTCTTTGGTTTCAATCTTCAGTTCACTACAGAACTTGTAGAAGTGTTGGAGGTCAAACTTCACGGAACAATCTTTCCATGATAGGGAAGACGGCAGTCAATCATGTGTTCAGTGGTGAACTTGCCTTTGACAATATCATCACAGCGGTTGACAAACATCTGCACGTTCCTCTCATAGCGTCCTTGGTACAGATGGTACACACCTTCCTCAAAGTGAGTGCCTATGCCGTACAGACCGTAGGTATGCAACCGCCACGCCCCTTCCAGCGGCTCTGATGTCCAGTGGGTAGGGTACAGGGTCTTGTAGCGGATGTCAGACATCTCTGCTGCGTAGCTTACGTTCTCAGCCACATCTGAGTTATCTGTCTCTGAGAAGGTAGGACGTTGCATAGCCTTCCAAGTCTTACGCCAGATAAAGAAGAAAGCAGGGGAGGCAAAGATATGAGACTTGGGAGGAATGTGATTGCTGGCTTGGGCAATGCCAACAAAAGACTTGTTGTCTGCCGCCCACGCGATAGCATCGTCCACCACTTGCCTGTTGGTAGGCACACAGTCAATGTCCATAAAGCCAACAACGTCAGAGACACTGTTGTTCATGATGTTGTCCATCCACTGACCGTGGGGAGTCTGCTGCAAGGCATAGCCTACTTCCAGACCCAGATGGCGGCACACATCACTGTGGGACTTGAGCATGTCCACATGGGTGTTAGGCCACGCTAGGGTATTAATCTCTACGTTCATACTTTTGTCCTCTTGGTTAGTTTCTTGAATTGGGGATAAGTCATCATCTTGAACTCACCATCTACCTGCATAATGACCTTGGCTCCTTTTGGGACAGGCTCATTCCTATGGGTGTAGTGGAAAGCAAAGCTGGTGGGATAGTTGACGGTAGCTTTCTTGCTTCGCGCTATAGGTACTTGGTGAGACTGTACTGTTGCCCAGAACACCCGGTCATCAACGATGGCTAGTCTCTTGTCCTTCAGACCCCACGCCCGGAACAGGTGAAAGGCATCACGCCTGACAAGGTAGCAGTTAGTGTCATTGAAGTGTTTGCCATCTGACTCTGTGTCCACGCACATGTAAGTTCCGTTCATACGCCACAGCTTGCGAGGGCAAGTGACGATAGGGACGTTCTTGTCTACCATGACCTTCACCATCCGCGCCACATGGTCTTTGTCCAGCCAGCAGTCAGCGTCTAGCAAGAGGATGGCATCTGCACCTTGGGCATCTGCTATGGCGCAGCCTACCAGCCGGGGGGTATCTCCGTAGTCACCACAGTGAGGAAGTTTCACATGAAACATCATGTCCTCAAACTCAGGAATAAAGAACCCGTCAGCAATCATGTAATGCCGAACATTGTCGTAAGTTTGTTTTAGGACACTGGCTCTGTTCTTTGTCAGTACGTCCAACGACTCCTTGTAGTAAGGAGTAACTACTGCTACTTTCATGTTTCTACCTCTACTGTTGCAGTTACTTTTGGTTTAAGGGTACGTTGGTCATAGTCCAGAGAATTAGCCCATATCCGTATGAAGTTGCAATCAGGGTTAGCCTTGCACTCCTCGCACTTGGGTTTCTGAGAACTGTTGTTGTCTCCATGATTGCGGTACATGTACAAGACTTTGGGGATACGGTAGACAGGCCACTTGTCCGCTATCTGCATAAACAAGTCCCCGTCCTCACAAGTAGGAATGTACGAAATCTTATCGTTGTATCCCTGTATGTGTTTTAGTACCTCTGTTCTCAATACACCAAAATGCCGCCACCCATGTTGGTGCAACTTCTGTCTGTCAAACGTGGGGCTGGCAGAATAGCTTTCAACTTCATTCTTACGGCTTACCTGTACATGGTCAGTGTAGACAAGCATGACATCTGGCTTCTTGTTAAACGTGTACAGAACTTCCTCCACCGCCCAACGCTCTAGCATGTCATCACTGTCAAGGTGTCCCCAGAACTGCCCTTTGGCATACTTGGCTGTGTGCTGCCTAGTCTTGTTGATACCCAGATTCTTACCGTTAGAGTACACCTGTATNCGCTTGTCCTTCTTCTGCAAGACTTGCGCTAACTCCAGTGTCCCATCCGTAGACCCATCGTCCACAATGATGAGTTCCCAATTCCTGTANGTCTGGGCTTGCACACTCTGTATTGCCCACTTGATATACGCCACCGTGTTGTACGCTGGCATGAGAATGGACATTAAAGGTTTATCAGACATCTATAAGTAACTCTTCTGTTGCCACTACCCGCATGTACTTCTTGAGCCGCACATCCGACTCCTTACCGTACACCTTCTCTAGCTTCTTTAGCTGCTTGTCCAAGAACACCCTAGCTTGCACAGGCCCAAACGTCTGCTTGGCAGCAAAGTAGCTTGCCACCA